TAGTCCACGCCGTATTTACAACTTTGCTAGCAGTAAACGCGTCAGCCTCTAAGCTTGTAGTGCGCGATGCCAGTTGTGTTATCTGCGTTGCTAATTCGAGCGCGTTAATTTGACCCTCATTGAGCGCTGAACCAGCGAGTTTAATTATGTAGCAACCAGTGGCGTTAACTACGCGGTTTTCAACTGCGGTTGGCACTACTCGTGAAGCATCGAAAGCTACAAATTCTGAACCCAGAGCAGGTTGCCCGATATTTGCAGATGTGGGCCTCCCGCTATCGCCATGGCCTACAAATACCCCATTTTTTGCTCCGATAACAATGCCATAGGCATTGTTAAGCTGCCCACCTAGTGAGCCAAAATCGCCAGTTATATTTCGAATAGCATCGCCTTGGATTCTACCCATTTCGCCAAATGAATTCTTACCATCACCCTTAAGAACTACGGCACCAATTGAGTCTTCAAACTTACCATTGAGATCTGGAATTCTGAATGTAGTGCTACCATCGCCGATAGAGAAACTAGATCGCCAGTCTTTGTAGAATAACCACGAGTCATCCGCGACTAATGGATATTTAGTACCACCATTAATTTCAGACCAAGCATCCGGCCATAGTGCTCTGTCTAAAATTATACCGTCCAACGGTGCCCAGCCCTCGGGAATGTAATTTCGGCTCATGTGCCATTTGACACTTAGTAGGAACTCGCCTCCAGCTTGTTCAAGCTGTTGCAGAGTGACTGGCTCTAACGGCTCTGTTGCATCACGAGACATTAATATCGGGCCAGTGAATTCACCGCCAGCAATATCCATTTTTTTTGCGAGTTCAGTTGTAAGTTGATCTGTGCTCGCTTTTTCATTAATCAGAGACTCAAGCGCAGACATATCAATGCTATCTGCTGATGCTTTTGCTTGTGCCGCAAATTCTTCAGCTTCATCTCGAAATCCATTAGCCTCTGCTTTATCGTCAGCCGCTGCCGTGGCTGAAATACCCGCTAATTCTGCTGCAGATAATGCTGAGTTCGCACTAAGTGCAGCTGCATCTTTGCTACTGCTGCTCTCTGTCGCGGCTTGCGATGCACTGTCAGAGCTGTTTGCGGCAAGCGCGGCGCTGTCTCTTGCCTCTGTTGCTAGCCGCTCTATTTCTGTGTGATGCTCAACAACAAGCAGGGCGAGAGAATCAACATCTGATTTAGCTGTTTCTGCTCTATCTCGTGCAGCCTCAGCTCTGTCTGCGTCATCTTTTACTGCCGCTGTAATGAGATCGGTCGCTTCCTGCGCTGCACTCATTGCAGCGTCTGTCGCAATACCTGCCTGCCGTATTGCTTCATCTTTTGACTCGCTGGCTTCTAACGCAGCCTGCAGTGCTTCTGCACGTAATTGTTCGAGTTGGCGAATAATTTCAGGCGTACCGTCTTCTTCTCGTAAGGCTGTTAGAAAGTTATTTAGTGTCCCAGCCAGCGAATCGCTGTAAACAGTAATAGTTCCGACGTTGCGCGTATTGATGCCATCAACCCACAGTAGCACGTCATATTGTCCGGGTTCGACGTTGAGCGAGTAAGAGCCATCTGCGCCAGTTATTGAATTTGATTCAAGAGTCGTTATCACAGTTAAAGAGGTTTTAACCGCACGTAATGTGATGCCAATATGCGCAGCCGGTTCACCGGTTGGTCCTGGCAGAACACCAGAAATTTTAATGCTCATGAGAGTCCTTAGTTAGAAATAATCGTTGGCATCAATGACGGGGAGGGGGAGTGTTGTAATTGCGAAGTCGATCCAGTAATCAGTTGCAATATAGTTCGTATTTAATCGCCCAAGAAATGCAGTGACAGCATTGCCGCTCATTCGCATACCCGCGAAATAATTCATAACATTTGTACTGCTTCTCAGTTCATGCACTCCCAGCCTGCAAAGCGGGACCATCATTCGCCCGACGCCTGCGGGGGCCGCGCTGTAGTAGCCGGGCACATATTGAATGCCCACCGTCCCGCGCAATAACAGCGGGGCGCTATCAGATGAAAATGTGCATTGTCCAGCCCGATTCCAGATAGCGAGACCGTAACGTGGTGGAATTTGTGGCGCGCCATTGGAAAAAATGCAGATATACGCAGTGATATTGATGTCTACTTGATTGACGCCGATAGTCCCACCCCTGCGCCACCCTGATATTGTTTTTGTTGTTTCATCAAAATCAAGCGTAACATCACCGCTATCCCAGTGTGCAAATACTGTACAACTTTCTCGGAAGGGTACGTTGCCCGGCACCTGCCAATTCGGCGCAATTTGCACGATGCCGCGATAGACGCAGGCTCCGCTGATCGATGCATCATTAATTTCTGCATAATTCGTTGCATCATATAAAGCCAGTCCGTAGTTACCGCCCACAGATGATGCGCTCATTACCTGCATGCAGCGGAATTTTACCGGACGCCTTCCTTTATCGTAATATGGATTAAAGTTTCTTAATTGAGTGTGAACAATGCTGCCATTTATCGATATTGATCGTGCTGCAAGAGTGCTCGCAACCGCCGAGCCGGGCGACTGATAAACAATTGCAGTGCTTATGGGGAGCACAAACATTTGTGCTCCGGGAGTGACATTGGGCACTTGAACAACGGAAGATCCGTCATCATTGAGAAATGACGGCGTGAACTCACCCAAATAACTGGCGGCCCGCGCTCCACTTGTGATGTTTATTGCGGAGCCGCCATCATTCGGACGTATTTGTAAGCCATAAAAACCCATATAACTATCCCTCGACCCATCCCAGCGCAAGCGCTCTATCGCCCGGTCCGCGATAAACAGTGATTGTCTGATTTGTTATTTTCATTCCGATAGAATCCGGCGTGGCCTGCATAATAATATTTCCATTTCCGTCCACTTTAAACAAATTCGCAATATTAATACTGCCGCCGTTTATCGTATTAGCATTCATTGTTGTGCCCGTGATTGTCGAGCCATAAATATTTGTGCCGTTTATTTGACTTCCGTTAATTGTTGAACCTTCAATTAGTGTACCAACAAGATGTTGCACATTAATATATTTCGATATTATCGCCCCGAACTCTGCATTATCGGCCATTAGATGGTTTATATATATCGTGCCATCTTTAACAACAAAGGGATTTATATTGGTATTAGCACTGCGATTAACGACAGCAAATATGTCAGCATCAACAATGCATTTAATTCTCTCTTTGCCGTCATCATCAACTTCAATCGTTAGACCGATGCCACCTGCAATATGTTCATTGCCGACTTTTGCAGTCCACATATCAATAGTTTCTTCCAGTGGCTTACGCAGTTCATCACGCAACTGCTCAGCACCGATCTCGCCGTCCAATAGCTCGATAATTGAACTCGGATCATGTGTAGTTTTAGTTTCAACTTTAAAGAATGCCGATTTACCGTAACTATTTATTCCCCGCACCCAATAAAAATAAGTGGTGTTCTGCATCAGTCCTGAGTGAGACATGCTGACACCGGTACCGACAAACTTAGCCCGCGTCGTCACCTCATCAATCGGAATATCTTCTGTGTAGTACCAGAACTCGCACAATGTGCCGATTGTGGTAATGCCATTAAATCGTGGGATTAATATCAGTGACCAGTTCCCGGCTGTCACATCAACACCAACCGGCACCGGTGGCGGTTCGATAACAAATGAGATACCCGCTGGCGCTGACTGAACACCAATGACACTCACCGCCCGAACCTGCGCCATATAGGGACCACTTGGTAATCCGCTCAGTTGCAAACTGCTGCCGGGCACCTGCGCGGTAAATACCACCGTTCCGTCTGAGTGATAAATTGTGATGTTGTTATAAGAAATACTGCCGATATTGGTCCATACCAGTACGCCCTGCACAATATCGCCTACAGTTTCATTCAGCAGCTGCAGGCCAACGGGTGATGCCGGGCCATTCGTCGGTAGTTGCGTGAACGGCGGGCGGGTGAACGGTTCGCCAATTGCATCATCGTAAAACTCGGCTGACTCCTCTTGGAGAGTAATTTCTGCCCCGCCGTCCATACTAAATTTCCAGCCAGTGATCCGGTTCTCTGACTTGAAAACGCCAATGCTCTCCATGTCAAGCTCAATGACGCGTCCGGGCCGGTATGCGTAGCCACTTAGATTGGTCTTTGCGACAATGACGCGCCCGGCGCGCTTGCGGCGTAACAGAATATTGGCCACGCGCTGTGCTTGATAGGGTGTATCGACAAAGCGTAAATCAATATCCTCTTTGATTTCTAACCCGTCCTCGACAATCCATTCATCTACTCTGATCGGGGGGAAGTCGGTTTTCGTTGACTGCTGATCACGATCAACGAAGGTGCCATAGATCGCATTAGTTGCATCACGTAACGATGTTTCAGTTGTGATCTGCACAGAATCAGCCATCTGATGTTCGTTGAGCGTCATTAATGCAGGGCCGTAGTAAGCGCCAACAAGAATTCCGTGTTGACCGGCGATGTAAGTCGGTTCGCCAGCACAGCAAATGTGCATAGCGTCGAGCATTGCTGCTGGGGTTTCTGACAGATCAAAGCTACCGTTCATTGTGTAGCGCGGCTCGTAGTCTCCCTCCGGAGTCACAACCATCTCAGAACAGATGTTGGCGGCCTGCTTGAATTGCTCCCAGTTGATTTCCGCGTCAGGCACTTTCAGCACGGAGCGGTAATAATCAAGTACGCCCAGCGCAAGGTTATTACTCCATTCTGTCACGCCTGTGCGCGGGTCATACAAGCGCTTACCCCACACCTCCGCTTTGACATTCGGTAAACCATACGGGAATTTCTCAGCGTTAAACTTAAGGGAGACTCGTAGCCAGGACAACCCCTCCCCGATCATGTCCTCTTTCCATGAAGGGCAATTTTCAAGCATAAACGGGTCACACGTTGTTCGGGCGTTATGAAGTTCCCACGTCGCAAAATCCTCAAACGTAGTTATCAGATCATCGCCCAGCCATATCCGATCAATGCGCTCGATTGGATGTCCGGCAAGGACAATAACCATGTGTATCCATTCCCCATCATCCTGCTCTCCCGCCTCCTCTTCAGCAAACATTAGCAGTCCGGAAGTGACTGTTTTACCAACAACTACATTTTCGGGTGCGACAGCAGAGCGGAGCATTTGCTTGCGCTCGGACTGATCACGATATGTATCAATTTTAGGTTTTTTAGCCAGCAATTGGTTGGCAGTATTCATTGCCATGCCTGCGGCAATTAAATAATAGTTGCCAGTCATAGCTCCTACGGCCATCATCGCGGCTCCAGCCAGGGACACTATAACTTTACCCATGCGCCCCCCATGCCGTTTCTGCTATTACATTTGTCGGTCCTGCGCCGTGCTCTGCTGTAGACCAAATCTGCCCGTTCCATATCACGCCGGCTGTTGGCCCCTGATCCGCAGTGAATACGACAATATCCCCTCGCTGCGCCAACTTAACAGGCACTCGCTCAAAGACGGCATCAAAGATGGCGTTGATGCTGCCATGCCCGCGCAACAGCGCTTTGCGGGCAGATAATGCCGAGTTGTACTGGCCCCGATAATCAGCCAAAGGATCTATGCCGCACACTGCAAGCGCACAATCCGCTGCAAACAGGCAGCAGTCATGCTCGCCCCACGAAAAAGGCCGCTCGGAAGCGGCCCTCAATACTTGTGCAAGTCTTTTTTGCCAATCTGGATAGCGCATATTTATCCTGTTTATTTATACACAAATACAGGCGCATCTTTCTTGCTGCCCCAGTAGATGGACCGATCAGCCATTTGAGCGACATAGCGGAAGAAGTGATCGCCTGGTGCTCGCGCAAGATGAGATTCATTATTAAAACGGTTGGGTAGAGCCATTTGCCAGCGCTCAAAGCGATTTGTGAGATTAACTGATATGGCGTTCTGCTTGCCGCTCTCAATATTTGATGTCGCTATCTCGCCGCTATAGATTAAATCAGCTGCCCCTACCTGTCCGTTATCGTCGATAGCAACTAAAATAACTTTAGCTGACCGACCCCGGCAGCGCTCATTCAAAAAAGTGGCTGTTAAGGCCGTTTCAAATCCGGAAACCTGTAGTTGAAGTTGCGATGGGGATGTCCCATTTTGCTCTGTCACCTCTTCAACCTGCCCGAACGCGCCAACCCCCAAGTAGGTTTCCCCGTCGATAACCAGCGGGCCTACGCCTGTGTGTCCGCAAACAACACCGGTAATGAGATCAAGTCGAAATGCAGTGACTGTCGTAACATTTTGTCGTGAAAGAAAATCAATCATCGAGTCTGAGAAGGGATGATAAAGCATTAAAAAGCCTCCACAAATTGCAATGTCACGCTGTGAAATATACCGGGAACCCGCGAAAAGTTCCCTTGGTTCTCATCTGACAGCCTGAATACCCCCGTTGGTTTTCGGCACTCAATTGGCGCGCCGGCTACCGGTGGCCAGCGCAACTGAGGTGAGATGCGAATGACCGCCTGGCCGCTGATGTCGCTGCGTACGTCCTGCGTGACCTTTTTCAGTTCATCATTCACTGTGATGTAATCCCCTCGCTGCAATACCAGCCGCTCTGGCAACCAGCCGCGGGTACTTAACAGTTTTCCCCGCTGCTCGGCTACACTGACAATCGGTGTCCCCACGGGTGCGCGCCCGCCCCTGGCGAAATCCCACAGACGCACTCGACCCGCCACACCATCCAGCTCTGCAATCAGTGCCTCAAGCGCTCGAGCGTCTCTATCTTTTCGATTATTAAACGTCACGGATATGCTCCAGCGTGAACCGGGGAATGATGCTGTTTGAGATGAGCCAGAGAAGGGTGACTGAAAGATTTTTGAGTTTGACAGCATCTGGAGACTCATTTCATTGGGTACTAGAATGGCTGGCCACTCAAGTATTTCAGCCATTTGATTACACTCCTAATGTGCGTCTTGCTGGGCCGTTTGTTCGTAAATCTTTGAGCAACTCAGCCTTGGCCTGCGCAGCCCCATTTTTTGCCGCGGTTTCCATTGCCTGGATCAATGCCTGATCGCCACTGCCGTTGATTGTGAAATTAAAATGATTAGTCTGCGTTACGCCCACGTCACCACCTCCTGACAATGCGTCAATATCCGGCTGTCTGGCTGATACTGAGCGAACACCCAGCGAACCGTCGGCGGCCCGAGTTAACGGCATAATGGCTTCGGGTCCCGCTTCACCCATGACCCCGGCACCTTTGGCAAAAGCAAATAGCGTGGGAGAGCTAACAACTTGCCCGCTATAGGCGCTTAGGCTCGGCGAATCATAGACACCGCCCTTTGCATTAAATGACAATCCGGAAAATGAGCCGCCAGAAAAGGCGTTGTTTGCTGCACCAGAGCTAGCCCCGCCACCGAAGCTGCTACTCACCCCCGACACCATCTGAAACATTAGAGCCTGCGTTTGGGCCTGAATAAAGGCTTTCACTACTGTATCCATGATGGTGTTGGCCATGTTATTCATAGCTTCGCTAAATGACTGCTGACCACTTAGCACACCCGTCACCATGTTTGCGGTACGATCACCAACATTAGAAATGAGGTCCATTTGCAGCGTGTGAAGGTCTGACTGACTGCGATAAAGCTCAATAGCGGCATTTTCTTGCTGCTTGGCTGATTGATTAGTTGCGGCAACCATTAGCTCTTCGAAACGCTGCTTACTGATCACTTCATTAGCATAATATGTTTCATATAATGCTTTTTGCCTGGCTAGCTGATTTTGCAGATTAACGACAGGGTCCACCGCGCCAGCCAATTCAGCGCTACTACTGACTGCGTAGTCCTGATTAGCGCTGGCGAGCGCACTCAGGTAATCGTAATGAATTTTTTCTTTACGTTGATAAAGTTCTCGTGCACTTTGTATTTCACCACCCTGCTCCTGTCGTTGCAGTTGCTCCAGTGATTTACGCTGAGATTCTGCGGCGGTGCGGTAAGGATCTGACGCAATAGCGGCATTATGATCTTCCCATCGCTGCTTTGATTCAGTCAGTGTCTTGTTGAGCCGCTCTAATTCAGATCGTTGAATGTCAGTATATTTAGCGCTGGTTTCGATTGATGCCGCAAATAATGCAGCAGCTGCATCACCCTCACTCAGCCGAACGGTCTCTACCCGAATCTCTTTATTCAGATTTGAGATAGCCTGCTCATATGCTTTTGTGGCGCTCTCTGTCGCCTTAGTTGCACTTGCCGCTTTACTTTTTGCTTGCTCATCTGCCTTGTTCTGCTCGGTCTGATCGTAATTCCTAAGCTCACCCCTAACGAACTTTGATACCTCCGCTGAGTTGGTGATTTTCTGGCGCTCAGCCTCCTGCCTTGCAATTTCTTCCGCTTGTGCCCTGCCGGATAGTTTTAAGATTGCAAGTTTATCGTCCTGTATTTTCTGTGCTTTTTGTAATTCTTCACTGGTTTGGGTGCTCAGAGTAGCTGAGTTGAACGCAGTCTTTGCTTGAGTAGCGACATTTATAGAATTAGTAAAGTGAGCCATCATTCCTGCTGCAACACCTACCTCCACCTGCTCAAGCTTAAGAATGCCAACGCCCTCTTTAAGGGTCCCGTTTAATTGGGCGCTTAAAACGTTAGCTGCATTTACGGCTCGACTTTTGCTGTCCTGTGCGTCGGACAGATCTTTGAGTGCTATCGCCTGATTGTTTAGTGAAATATTCAATTCTTCAGCGGCTCGCTTACCAAACACTGAATCTTCACCCCAGTGATATATTTGGCGGCGATTTCGCTCAATCGCCCTGGTCGCTTTGTCGTAGTTTTTTTGAGCATCAGCGACAACAGAAGAAAGTGCCGGCAATGAGTTATTCAGCTTGCCGAGTTCGGCTGCTAATTGAACATTTCCCATCTCCCGCATTTTATCGATAAGCCCGCCAACTCCGCCCGCTAGCTCTGTTGCTGACCGCTTTGCTTGCTCTGACTTCTCGTAAAAATAAAATAAAGCTCCGGCAGCAATCATTGCCGCACCCACCGGCCCACCCACCAGCGCGAGCGCTTTACTCGCCAACCCGGCCGCAATACTCAGCCTGCTTTTGGCGGCGGCAAGAGCATCAGTTGCAGCGATTTCGGCACGAGTTGCGGCGACAACAGCGGCAGAGTTGACTGCTAATTGAGCGCGAATGGCGGCGCGGGTTTTCTCTGTTTGCGCTAACTGAAGCTGTGCGACAAGTGATTGTTGGGCTACGACAGCAGACTCTCTTTCGGTTCGAATTTGGACAAGTGAAGCCTGAATTCCTTCGCGCTGAGCAACAGCCAATGCCAACTGTGACTGAGTCGCAGTGATGAATGTCTTTGTTGTGCTTGTCAAGCTGCTTGCCATGCCGCCAAAATAGCGCGCCATCCCAACGCCGACAACGGCGGCGCCAGCAATGGCAAGCACATCAATATTGTTCGCCGCACGTGAAATAATGCCCGACATTGATGCAGTCACACCCATGGCTGTATTGGTATCGCCGATGTATCTCTTCCAGTGATTCGACAATTTAGTAATTGCATCACCGACCGAGGTCGGCATAGCCTCTGCAAGTTCAGCATTGCGATTTTTTGCAGCAATAGTGGCTTTAGCGAACGTATCCATTGATAGTTTGCTGCTTGTTGCTAGCTTTTTAACTTCTATTTCCGTAATGCCAAGATATCGCGCTATGTCACCAGCAATTGTCGGCATAACGGCCATAATTGTGTTCCACTGAACGCCAGATACCGTGCCTTTAACCATTGATTTTGATAATGCATCAATTGCGCTTTGCCCTTTTTCTGCGCTTGCTGCATTAGTCGTTAACGAGCTAGATATTGAATCAATAAAATCAAGGGTACCTTCTGTTGAAAACCCCAACTCTTTCATTGAATTTGAGGTACGGATATACAGCTCTGATTGCTCTTCAATACTTTTATATGTCCTATCGCTGATCTCCATCAGTCGCTGCTGAACATTGTTATATTCTTCTTGTGAGCCGGTTGCTATTTTAATACGTGATGATAATTGTCCGTACTGATCTGCGGTACTGATCAGACTGCCAATGGCGAAGGCTCCAGCAAACATGCTGATCATCCCGCTAGCGGACTCTTTAACTGTTACCAGCTCGCTATTTAATTCACTTAATGCCTGCCTGCTTTGGCGTGTAGCAGCTTCTGCTTTGCGTGAGCCACCTTGCATTGTTTTGTAATACTCTGAGCCCATGCGCGATGCGCGGGCAATTTCAGATTGATATGAAGATGAATTGGCTGAGATTTTAATAATCAGCTCACGCAAAGTGCTAGCCATTTGTTTTCCTTTAGACATAAAAAAAGCCGCATCATTGGATGAACTGAGCGGCTCTTGTCTTATTTAAAATTAAAACGCTGTGGGATGCAGCCCAAAGTCTCCATTTGTTCCGTAGCCTATCCGATACATTAACGCCCGACCCTCGGTTACATTTCCAGACTGCTCACTCATACCGCCGCCGCATATCCCTTTTGGCCATGCGCTAAAAATATGCTCTCCATATTCTGGGTAGACTATGACCATTTCTGAGGTATTTAAGTCTGCCACTTCATTTCCATCAACAAATATTCTCGTCAAGCAAACGCTACCCACAAAGCCCGAGTCTCTCTTTATAATTACCTTCCCTGTATTTTCTTTTGATTGCGTGATGCTCGCATTTAATATTTGATGGCCTGGAATCATCTTTGCATCTTTTGTTGCTACAGGACTAGTGGCGCAGCCAGCAAGAGCTGCGCTTAGTGCCAATAAAGCTATTTTCCTCACAAGTTATCCTTGACTGTAATTAAAATCCAGTATTCAGCTTACTCCATAATGGATTCAAAGAACGCCTCAAGCCTCTCGGTTTCATCTTTTTCCTGTGGTGCGGCGGGTTGCCATTGCAATAACATCTCTTCCATGCTGACATCGTGACCACGTGACTGATAAATTGCGCTGGCTATCTGAGCTGTTTGAAAATCCCCACGCCGATCACTGATGGGACTGATAGCATCGTACTCGATCCACATCGCCAGTTCACTCGCCGTCATTGTTGCTTGTAACTCGTGAAGAGTTCGGCCTAGTCTGAGCGCGAGCGCCATCAAAAAGGCCATACCCGGCGATTTTACTTTTTTTCCGCATCCTCTATGTCACTCTTGCTTAATGCCAGCGCCTGGCGCAGTAAGCGGGAGTGAACAGGGCCATAACTACAAATGAGTGTATCTGCATCTTTGTCACTGAATACCCTAGCACCAGCCTCGTCGAGCAGGACATCAACAAACAGCACCACGTCAGCCATTGTATTGCTGGTGATTCTAGTTTCAATGTCAGATACATCCCCTGGCTCCTCCTCCGTTTTAATGTGAGAAATAGAGCGCATCCACGCCGGGGCGGAGGGCTCGCGAAGCATGACAACAACCCCCCCCCATTCCGCGACAGTTACAGTTTCATGCCGAAAGCCCGCGAGTGGGGCTGTCGCTATTGAACGCAAGTCCTTTTTAGTCATAATTATGCAGCCTCGGTAACAGTGAAATCACACGTTGCAGTAAAGTCGCCATCAGCTGCAGCAAACGTGACAATCGCAACACCAGCATCCAGCCCTTCATACTGTCCGGTTATTGGGTCAACACTCACAATTGCAGGTGCTGACGAACTAAAGGTACCGGTTTTATTTGTTGCGTTAGCCGGTAAAAATGTCGGGATTAATACGCCTGTATCACCAACATCAATGGCGGCAGTCGATTTACTTAACGTGACGCCGGTAACGGGAACATCAGTCGCGGCGATACGAACTGGCCTGCCCTTGATCCGCAGTGTGAATGATGCAGAGACCACGCCAGAGGTGCCTGCACTCCAACTATTCTGACGCACCTCGGCAAGATAAGCGTAGCCACTGCCGCTCGGGAAAATAACTTTTATCGAGCGTAATGTGTCTGTGTCGTAAGCTTCGTTCAATGAATACTGCGCCTCTTCGTTCGGACTCCAGTTGCGTGATATTGTCATTTCTGACGGCGCGGGCAGTCCGTTCGTTACTTCTTGCTCTTCAGAACATAGTGTAGTGACATCGATATCTGCCTTTTGCCCGCCAGTAAAGCTAATCTCTTTAGTGGCACAAGCAGCTGATAACCATATTGCATTCGTGGAATTTGGTTGCGTAGTAACACCGGAAGAAACGTAAATTTTTGTACCCTGCGTTTTTTCATAAATACTAGTCATACTTTCTCCAGACATAAAAAAACCACCCGGAGGTGGTTGATTGATTTTTTTGGGTTTATTCCCACACCTGGACTTCAAGCATGGCGCGAAAAAGGGACGTTTCCGGCTCGAAGTTAGTGATCTCATTCATCTGAACCGGTGAAAGTGGCTCAATAAGCGTTCTCACCTCACAGCGAATGGCGCGGGCTTCATCAATAGTTCTGGCATAGACATCAATCTGAAGCATCGATGCTGTTGCGTCCTGTCCATCAAGAACATCACCAGTCATGCTGGCTGGTAGAATGAAAACCACCCACGGCGGGGATATTGCCGGGCCACTGCCATCAGGTTTTTGAGGGGCAACATAGGGATATACCTGCCCACCAGTCAAATGCTTGAGCAGGGGGTAAACATCAGCCTCGGTCATTTTGATAATACCTCGTCAATGGCCTGAATTGCGCGGACAATCGCAGCCTGTGCAGCGGCGTCTGCCTTAGAATCAAATGCCGGGCGGATGAAGGGAACGGCAGGGAGCTTTGGCGTGCCAAGTTCAATAAAGCGCCAGTAAAATGAATTGCTCTTACTGATCGCCTTCTTGGTGCTGTCGCTGCTGGTACCCGATGGGTTGGCCCCCTTGACCCGAATACCGGCCGTTGCTTCGGTCGCACTCCCTTTACCGTTGGCAATAATGATATTGCGCTTTAACTTCCCTGTACGCTCTGGCGCGCGGTTTTGTGCTTCGACCTGAATAACGGCGGCTCCCGCACGGACGGCCTGCCGCAGTACGCCACGGCTTTCAGCCTTACCGAGTAATGCCAGCTCTTTATCCAGATCCAGCATGCCGGAGAAATCGAGATGCATATCAATCACGTTTTTACCCCTTGCTTACACAACAACTCTAAACGGGTAAGCCGGACATCAGGTAATACAGCCTGAATCTCATGAATGTCACCACGGAAAAGAATGCGAGCCGCCGTATCAACATCAGATCTGTAACGCATCCAAATCCTGACGGTTGCCTCCGACAATTCAGCACCTGAGGCTATTAACTCTCGACCTGAAATGGCTTTGACTTCGGCGGATACGGTTGCAATATCAACCCATTGCTGATCTGGCTGTCCCGAGTCTAAACGACCAATTTCCCTGAACACTTGAAGTGTTATTCGATGCCTGAATCGTCCAGGTTCCATCAGGGTTCCCCTTTCGTCTTATTACTCCAGTTACGATAAAGCCACATCAGGTTTTCTGCGCTCGCATTGGCGTACAACTGTACTTCGGTCTGAGAAAGTCGATGTTCGAACTGGTCTGCAAAAACAAGCAGCATGGCATTAATCACTGGTGCGGGAATATCGTCAGCATTTGTCCATGCCGGTTCATCACACCATTTAAGGCAGTAATCCAGTGCTCCCTGAGCGTAGCGGGTGATCAGCGTGTCGCGGTCAGTCCCATCAAACTCTATGTGCTCGCGCAGCTCATCAATGGGCACGGCGTCAGTGACTTTTATGTCCATTGCTAATCAGGGCGGCTGGTCCGCCCCCTCCCCGGTTATTTGCTGGATTTACCTGCGACCACAGACTCAAAAGCACCTTTAATCAGTGCAGTTGGCCGGTAATGTGCCAGCGCCAGGCGCTCTTCACACAGGATCGTTAGCATATTTTTAACGAAGTTATCGCGGTCTTCGCGGCTGACTTCAATGCTGGCATCCATGCGATCCCACACTTGAGACGCCATATCAAAACCGCCCACGGTAAAGGTGCCCTGATCCTGTGCGCGGGTTGGAATAACCGGCAAACCCCACATCACGTTGCTGGTGAACGCCTGTGGCCCGCCGAAGATATAACGACCTTCGTTATCTTTCAGCAATGCAATTCCATGCCAGTCACGCGGGTTCAGAATGATACCTGAGGCGCTAAATTCTGATTCAGTCACTTGGAAAATAGCGTGAGCAATCAGGTCAGCACGGGTGTCACCGGTCACGTTCAAGGTCGTGTCGTAGTCGGTGGCTACGTTGTTGATGCCCTCCAGATTATCGCCAGTACCATCACCATTCAGTAGCTGGTATTCCTCTTTGAGTGCCAGCCCATACATCAGGCGGTCATTCACATAGGATTGCAGCATAGGTGCATCGTCCATCACCTGACGGGATGCCTGAATCCAGTGCGCCACGGTTTTAACGTTGGCAGTCTGTTTGCTGAAAGTAATATCAGACTCGGGTTTCAGTGCTTTCTCAGCCACTGGTGCAGCGTTATTGGTGAACACTTCTTCACGCACATATTCCAGTGAGTTACTGGAAATGCGGCCCTGAGCCAGCAGATCACGGATAACCAGGCGACGCAGTCCCGGCATAATAATACCCGGCACCTGCATTGGCTGGATCAGCGCACCGGCTGAGGCGGCAGAACTACCCAGAGACTTGTTGAACGTTTTGGCGTCAAAGCTGCCCTTGCTGCCGTTCCACGATTTCACCAGATCTTCTGATGCTCGTTCAGCAAATGATTTTGTCTCGCCCGGATTTTCTGGCCCTGCGGATAACTTCTGTTCCAGATCAAACAGGCGGGTACCGGATTTTTTTAGCTCATCCTGTACTTTGATTAAATCATCTTGCAGTTGCTTGGATACCTTGCCAGTGGATTCAATTTCCTGCTTTTGAGCGGCGAAGAGTTCTGAAACGTTTTTGTGAGAATCTTCAATCGCTTTCTGAATTTCAGCTAATTCGGTCATATTGTTTTCCTAATTGGAGTGGGAAAGATTTGATGCGCTCGACAAGCGCGGAGATATCTTTGTCAGCGCCTTCGGACTCACTCCGAACTGCGGACTTAATACGGGCAATGAAGCCCTGTGCCTCTGATTTGGAAAGCCCAACTGAATCCCTCAGCCAGTGTTCCGCATCCCTGATACTTTCCACACCTTCAAGGCTTTTCAGGGATGACACCCCAGCCAACTCGTTAGCGGGAAATGTGCAAATACTGATTTCGCGCAACGCGGTAACATTCTTAAAAATGCGGCCGGATGTGCCGATGCTGTAATCGTCTTTTGACGCACTAAAACCGACAGACATACCCTCGACCGTGCCGTGCTTCATGGCGGCTTTGAGGTCTTCTGCTCCACTGTGGCCCGGCGTCAGCTGACCGCGCACCAGTAGCCCTTTACTGTCCTCTTCAAGCTGCTCCCATTTACCTACTGGCAGTTCCCATGTCCGGTGGTTGTAAAACATCGCAACCTTGCGAGACTGACCAGCCAGCACGTTTTTAAAGGCTCCCGGTAAAATGATGTCGCCGTCTGAATCAGTGTTGTTGAATACCGAGGCGTAGCCCTCAAAAATGCCCTGAGTACCATCGCCACTAAATTTGATTTCCGCCTGATCAAAGGCGAGCGTTTTTTGTATGCCTAACATTGGCAGCCCCTATAAATAACTAAGCCCCGCTTTTGGCGAGGCTTTAATTGGCTAAGTCGGTGATGGGTATATTTTGAGATTGCCGGGTGGCAACATCGCCCCCCTCCAGTGGCGGTAAATTATCGAGTCGCCGCATTTCGTTCACCGTTCGCTGCCCACTGTTGACCAGTGTGGTCATAAACGTAGCGCGAGCGGCTGAATCACCGCGCAGCAGCCCATCAAGATTGTGTTCTGCATGGAATTTAGCAATATCGGCAGGATTCACGATCCAACGCCAAATAGATTGCTCCCATCGGGTTAAATACGGAGACAGGGTATATTGGAGAAAACCGAGATTTTGCTGCTCAATGCCGGTTCCCCAACTGGTTGATTTCTCAACATCACCCACCAAATGGGGTGGAACGCCAAAGAAGCGAGCAATCTCACTGACCTGAAACTTACGCGAGGCCATCGTCTCAGCATCTTGCGGGCTGACACCAATATCATGAGCCTGAAAACCGGCTTCAAGTATCCAGAGCCGTTTTTTAACCGGCCCACCCGCTATCTCTTTGAAGTTTTCTTCCGTTTGCGCCCGTTGTGCGGCGCTTAAAATACGTTCGCCTGTTGAGAGGATTTTCGGTGATTTGGCCCCGTTCGCGTAGAACTCCCGCTGTTGGTCTTCCATGGCCACCGCAACGCCGGCAGTTTTGGTCGCGAAGGCAATCGGAGACATCCCCACTAGCCCGTTAAAACCAAAGCCTTTAAGGTGAAAGATTTCTTTCTGGGCGAAATCTGCATATTCGCTGTCACGCCTGTAGCGGTACACAATCCGTTTTCCAACCAGTTTGACATCCATATTCACCGCATTCAGTGGCATCAGGCTGATGATGTCCCCTGCGCTATTTCGCTCAATCAGTGCATACGCATTACCATAAAAGCAGAGTTGCATGGTCATGGACTCACGGAATTCCTGAGCGGTCATGTACTGGTTGGGGGAATATCGGAGCAGGCGGGCCAGAGGATTATCCAGCCCCACTTTACCTCTATTGCCACTATTGTCTGTTTCGAAAACATCCAGTGGAAGGCAAGCGGTCAAAGACGATATCAGGTTGACACAACGCCATGCGGTTGAGATTTGCAGCACCCGTTCATCGGTGATAACAGAGTCGCCTACGGAGCCACCCGCTGATACTGGCCCTATTTGTGATCCCTGATCCGGCGTAACCAGACGCCCGCCGACAAACCACGACTGAGCACGCGCCCACCAACCATTGTTGGTTCGTAGGTCAATACTGTAATTAGTTTTATCTGCCATCACATGCTCAACGGTCTGTTAAGAAAATCATCAATGTCGCCATTATCTTCAGCCACATCCCCACCAGCTGCACCGGTTGCCATCGCGAGTGCCACCATGCCATCCATGCGGCCTGTTGCTTTCGACTTGTCTATCTTTCGGTTAGAGGCGGCATCTTTGACTACCACCGCATTACCGGCGCACATCGTCAGCACCGGGTGCATACCGTGGCGCATTTTTCCATTCAATAAAGCGGCTTCGAGCGTATCCAGTGCGGGGGCCATATCTTTAAACCCCTGCCCGAATTGCACTAATGGCAACGTCAGACCGATAAGGTCAGCCGCTTTTTTAAGGATTTCAATACGCCAGCGGTCAAATGCAATCGCGCTAATGTCAAAGTCACTGATAATTTGCGCAATATCTTTAACCACAAAGTCATAATCCACGAATGAGCCAGGCGTTGTTCTAAGCCAGCCCTGTTTGACCCAAACGTCATAAGGCACCCGGTCCTTTTTAGCCCGATCAAGTAACGTTTGTTTTGGTGTCCAGAAATAGGGGTGTACGTTCCATATGCCATCGTCTGATTGCCCGATGATCACCAACGCAGTTAAGTCCTTACTTTCTGACATATCCAATCCGGCATAACACACGCCAGTAATTGGCTGCGGTTTAGCGCCGCAGGACTCCCAAACGCTACGAGAGATAAACGGTGATACCGTAGAAACCCGCTGATTCAGGTTAAGGTTGCGGAAGGTATTCTCAGAGCTGGGCATTCGTGCGGCCATTTCAGCCAGACGTTTCATATCTTTTAGCGATCGGAATGTACCCAGCGCAGGATTAGCCGATTTCCACGTTTTTGGATCAGAGATATCCGCGTCTTTATGAGCCTCATAGACATGCGAGACAATGTGTGGATCTTTAGAATTCTTCGCGTCATCCAGCCAGATACTGAACAGGTCAGCATCATTCGAAGCCTGCGTGCTTATCGCAATCAGCAACGGATCTTCATGCGCCCCCTGCGCCGTTACTATGGCATCAATGAACGCATCCTGTGGGCCGACAATCTGCCCGACCTCATCGAGAATGGCTAAAATAGGTGACAGTCCATGAGAGGTTTTCCCTTCTGCTGCCAGCGCTTTATAGCGGACATTACAAACGATGCCGATGATCTGCTTGCTGCTGGGGATAACATGAGTGATTTCTTGTAGGGCTGGGTTAAGCCCTATCATTTTCACCGCAAGCTCAAAAACAATGGATGCCTGTTCGCGACTCATCGCACCACTGACAATCTGTGAGTTTTGTTCCGCTTCTGGCCCTACGAGGTGAGCCAACAAGATGCCGGCAATCAGCCCTGTCTTGCCATTCTTTCGCGCAATACTCAGATAGGCTTTATCTGTGCCTTGAGGGTTATCGTAGATGGCAAGCAGGAACTCAATCTGAAACGTATCCAATTTCATCGGCTGACCGATCAACTTACCTTCAGGCACTATGCAATAACGTTCAATGAACGCTATTACGCGTTCGCCTCGCGTCATGCTGCCTCCTATCCGTGTTTTGGAAATGCGAGCAAGTTATCGCCGTCACCTTCAATATTCCCCCGGGCTTTTCGGGCATCTGCATCATTTTTATTGCGGTTTTTTTGGTCGCGGCTTTCCCCATTTGTCGCATGAGAATGAATTTGCAGATCGCGGCGCTGAGCCAAAATAGTTCGCTGCAATTCAATAATTTCTTTGCGGTATCCCTTTATCAAGCCCTCTTCGCGTTCTTCGCCGCGCTTGCGCTCTTCACGCCTCAACACCTTGCGGAGTTCAATCACGTAAACCTGATTGTTCGCCAATTCAGCAGCAGCGAGAAGATCGGCGGGCGTCCAACTGTCGAGGGCTTTCGAGCGAATATTATCGTGCCAAAAAGGTTCGGCTTTTTTCTCCAGACCAGCATGCGCCGGTGGAGGAATAGTATCCTCACTGGCATTTTTCATGGCCTGAATCGCCGCGGTAGAACTGTCCGAGCGGGTTCGTTTTTCTGCCATTTCAATTACCTAATAAAACTGAAAAAATCGGGTTAGTGTTAAATAAAAGGGTTGGGAGCGGTCTTTTGAGGTCATCCTTCCGAACTTTTCACCCCCCCCTCTGTTGAGAGTCATTCTCATTTGCGATATTGAGAGTCATTCTCATCATTCATATAGTAATAATTCTCATTTGCATTGATGGGTGATTTTTATGGTTTGTTCCAATGCGAGTTGGGATCTGTGGGTATGCCACTATCATCACAGCCGATTACAACACCGCTTTTCTCCATGCGCTGTTTAGTTGAGTCGTGGTGTGGGGTGCAGATGGCTTGCCAGTTCTTTCTGTCCCAGAATAGCTTCTGAGCCTTAGCTATCTGTACTATGTTACCGGACATCAAGGCTTCTTTCAGCTTGTGCGGTTCGATGTGGTCAACAACTGTTGCGGCCTCTATCCGTCCCTGCTGCTTGCACATCACGCACAGGGGATTATCACGCAGGAAAGCCGCCCGAGCTTTAGCCCATCGGCTACCGTATACCCTTGGCTCTTTCATGGCTTACCTGATGAATGAGTCACGGTTGTTGAGTAGACTGATGTTTTCCTCTGCTGAACGCAAAGCCTTTGACAGAGCAGCAGGGTCCTCCCCTGACTGGTGGCTTAACTGCTTCTGTAATTCAACAGCTCGCTCCAGCCTAGCAATCAAGCTATCAATCGGGGCTGTATCAACGTTGACTTTAATCTCAATGGTCTTCATTTAGAGTTTCCTGCTAGTTGGATTTTTGATTTGGGGTAAAACCCCGTAATTTGTTGAATGGCTAAAATCTGAAACCTCTATAAGATTCTGTCAAAGGCACTTTATAAGCACCTTTTGCAGAGTTTTATAAATACAGCACTTTCATTCGATAACGATCGTTTTAAACGATCAATAATCGTTTATTGATCTGTACAACCAATTTCCATCCCTATGAATTGACTGTCATTCTTTTGTCAAACAAAAAGGATGACGCAATGTGGATTAAATTTAAGAATTGGTGCATGACAACGACTGTGTATTACTCATCAGTGATAGTAGTGATAATTATCAGCGAATTGTCGTTTTTGTCCGCTATTACATATCTAATAGCAGAATGCTTTTAGTTGATTGAGAGCTGTTGTGAAAGTGGCTCTCTAAGTTAAATAAGCTTGGGCGCTGAGATTCATTTGCCTCGCCTTTTAGCACCGCTGCCGCATGCAAATCATTGAGGTTATAACGGCCTTCGTTATCAACTCGAACGGAAACTCCGTTTACTACTACGGTTGGGTATTGCATCGTATTTCCTTTTTGGGATATGAGTCAGTTCTCCAGATATGGACAGCCCAAGAGCGGCACGATGAAAGCCACCGTCCTATCTCTGCCTCACATCCCGAAAAAGACTCTTGGTATTTGCGCGGAGAATGCGCGGTGATTTACTGCCAATAAAAAAGGCCCAGTCGTTAAACTGAGCCTTCATGTTCTTTGTTCGCAGCTTTGCCACGTCTTCACAGAGTTGCTCTGCTACTTCTCGTCTTTCCGAGCCGCCAAGATAATGATCAACCTCCAGTGGGGTTAAACAATCTCTGTCTTGACGCCATGCTTCACGATGAATTCACCAATGGCGTCAATGTTTGGCTCGGTTGCGAAGATGAAACAGAAAATATTTAAAGTGTGCAGATATGGAATTACCCACCACTTAATACTTATTTTGTATGCCAATATTTTCGCCATGTTGACACTCCGTCTTTAGCTTGGAATAAGCTGACTCAAATCCTATCTGTTCACGCCAGTACCTGAACCTCTGCCAAGTGATATGCCATGCGGGATACCAAGCCATTACTTGCTCACGATGCGTGATTGTTCGATTTGCCGAATGCTCGCCTTATCTGCGTTGCACTGCTCTATTACCGTCAGCAAGGTGTCATTCAGCAATAGGCTGTTACCCCAAGTTAATATCTCAGGTATCTCTGGAGGGATGCAGTCAGAAAGTAAGCCTGTTGGTATCGGTACCTGTGGCACCTGAACGTATTTTATTTGCGTGGTTCCGCAAGCGCTCAGCAGCGGCAACAGGAACAGAGCGAGTAGCGCATTCGTCAGCACTGATATCTTTTTTAATTGCAGTAATGCGGATTCCACTCTCACTGATAACGCGCCTTTTCTCATGATCGCTTGCCTT